CACTGTTGGTATTCCAGAATGCAACGACTCCTTGCATTTTGCTCAGGAATGTCCATCGTTTTACCCGCTGAGCTGAGGTAGGGTTGGGGGCATGGCAAATCTGATCCATTTCAACGTCGAAGGCATCAGGCCAGCCCCTCAGGGGTCTAAAAAGCATGTTGGCCGCGGCATCATGGTGGAGCAAAGCACCAACCTCAAGCCCTGGCGCGAGGCCGTCAGGCAAGAGGCGTTGAAAGCCGGCGCTCCCATGGCATTGGGCCCGATGTTCCTTGAACTGGCTTTTCGGTTCGCAAGACCCAAAAGCCATTTCAACGCCAAAGGCCTGCTTAAGGCAAGCGCTCCCAGGCACGTCATCACCAAGCCAGATATTGACAAAATCCAGCGGTCAACCCTTGACGCACTCACCGGCGTCCTATTCAAAGACGATTCTCAAGTGTGCAGGGTTGTTGCTATCAAGTCATATTGCATGGAAGGGGAACTAGAAGGATGCGAGATCATTGTGCAAAATGTAGAGGTGGGGGGGGGATAGATGCCCAGCATCCGCCTAGACATTGACAACAGCGGCCTCAACAAGGCTCAGGCATGGCTGGCAGGAATCCAGAACCAAATGCCATTCGCAGCATCTAGGGCACTTAATGAGGTCGCCAAAGGCGGGGTCAAGGATCTCAACGAATCGACCAAGAAATACTTTGACAGGCCCACCCAGTTCACCCAACGGGCCTACAAGGTCTCCAGGTTTAGCAACAAGCGCAGCCTGACCGCCGAACTGGCCCCCCAACAGATCCAAGAGCGTTACCTGCTGCCATCCATCCAGGGTGGCGTTAGACCCCAAAGGCCATCAGAGCGGCGCCTCACAGCTGCCCCAGCATGGCGACCAGGGCGTGGGGCACGGCTCAATGCATCCGGCAACATGAGCAAGGCCGCGGCGGTCAAAGCTCTCAAGGGTGGGCCTGACACTTTCATGCTCGATAAGCGACGCGGCAAGCTCCGGCCTGGCGTCTACCGTCGCATCGGCTCAGGCAGGATGCGCAGGTATCGGGTCGAGTCGCTGATTCTCTTCAACCAGCTACCCAACATTCCGAGGCGTTGGCCGATCCGTCAGGTCACGCAGGAGAGCGTGAGCAGGACCTGGGGGCCAGCACTGCAGCGATATGTGACCGAGGCGTTGAAGACGGCACGATGAGGCACCCCCCCCATGGCTTGGGTCCTCCGACAGGGGTCTTAGCCGTGGGTCATCTCGCGCCCGATCTTTATGTTGATAACGCTTCTCAATAAAGGTACAACCCTTGCCAGGGACAGCCTGTAACCGGTGTAATCGCTTGGCGTCACAAGGTTGTAACCTATTTTGTACGCAGCTGGTTACAATATGTCCATAGGTACAAATCCGATACTGGTGACGCGGGCAGAGTGAACCTCCAGCAGTACGCCGATCACCGCAAGGCCCTGGGCCTCCGAGGGGCCACCCATGTATCAGTGCTCAGGGCGATTAAGAATGATCGGCTGCGCCCCCCAGCGGTTGAGCGGCAGGGGAAAGGCTGGGAAATTGACCCGGGTCTTGCCGATGAACAGTGGGCTCAGGCCACCGACCCGGCGCCGCGAGGGACCAATGCCAGCCAAGACCAGAAGCCCATACCGAAGGCCGCCACACCGGCAACCACCAAGCCTCTCAAGCCCTCGCAATCTCCCGCCCCAGACCTTGCCGACGACGACCTAGACGCCGAGCCAGACATCAATGACGAGAAAGTCCCAAACTTCAACGACGAGCGAGCGCTGCACGAACGGGAGAAGCGGCTGATTGCCAGGATGGAGCGCAAAGAAAAAGCGAACGCGCTTCTCCCCCGGGAGGAGTTATTGCAGGCCCAGGACGCTGCAATAAACATCACCCGAACCGTAATGCTTGGCGTGCCGAGCAAGGCCAAACAGCGGATTCCTCACCTGACCCCTGACGAAGTGGCGGTGCTGCTTGATCTGATTCGCGAAGCGCTGCAGGGCCTGGCTTCCTTTGACGTGGCAACGCAATACCCACTGAAGGAGCTGTGATGCTGCCAGCGGTGCAGGAGTTGACGCGGCGCATCCTGGGCGGATTCAAACCACCTCCGAAGCTCAGGCTTTCGGAATATGCGGACCAGCCGGCCACGGTCGATGGCGGCGCGGTGATGACCGGCAACGCTGCAGAGAAGGGACAGTGGCGGACCCTGCCGTATCAGCGCCCGATCCTGGATGCGTTCACCAATCCCAATGTTGAAACGGTGGTTTGCCTGAAGTCGGCTCGCGTCGGCTGGACAAAGATGCTGGGCGTTGTTGTTCAGTATTACTCACACCATGATCCATGCCCGATCATGATTGTGCAGCCAGTCAAGGAAGATGCTGAAGGGTATAGCAAGGAAGAAATCAAGCCATTATTCGAGGATACGCCAGCGCTGCAGGGACTGATAACTGAATCCAAAGCACGCAACACCAGCAGTAATACGATCCTGCTGAAGCAGCTTAGCAATGGTGGTTTAATAGATATAGTAAACGCTGCCAGTGGGCGGGCCTTTCGACGCAAGTCCAGAAAGATTGTTCTCTTTGATGAGTTTGACGCTTATCGCAGGATTGACGAAGGTGACGTTTACAAACTAGGTCGCAACCGGGCAGATTATTACTGGGACCGCAAAATAGGCGTAGGTAGCACGCCGATATTTAAGGATGGGCGAACAGAGGAATTATATAAGAAATCGGATCAACGAAAATTCTTTGTTCCTTGCCCGTTTTGTAATCACTATCAAGTTTTGCGATGGGATCAAATGATAAAAGAGGGCGAATTCACGGCCCATTATGAATGCGAGAATTGCAAAAAGCCAATCCCGCACAGCAAAAAACGCTGGATGGTGGAGCGCTGCGAGGATCGCCCGACCGCCGTTGCCCAGGCTCCTGGCCTTATTGGGTTCCATGTGTGGGCGGCCTACAGCTATTCACCGGCGGCGGACTGGGCAGTTCTGGTTCGTGAATACAAAGAGGCCCTGGAGGCGTTGCGCAAAGGCGACCCAGAGCCGATGCAGACGTTCAGAAACACGGTGCTCGGCGAAGGTTGGGAGGACTCGCAGGCCGGCAAAGTCTCGGCCGACAACCTGGCCAGGCGCCGGCAATCTACGGAGCTGGGCAACGGCTATTCGATTCTCGGCGAAGACTTCACCCTGACCGGCGTGCCCAATGGCGTGCTGTTGATCACCGCTGGAGTGGACACCCAGGGCGGTGGCGGCACGGCAAACGAGCGACTGGTGGCCACCGTCTGGGGCTGGGGCGTTGGGGAGGAAGGCTGGCACTTGGGCCATTGGGACATTGATGGCGACCCCCAGGACAAAAACACGCTTGCGCAACTGGACCGGATCGCCGAAGCCAAATGGATTCGAGGAGATGGGACCGTGCTCAGGTTGGCGCGAGGCGGCATCGATGAAGGCGGCGATGCAACAAGCTGCCAGGCGGTCCGCGAGTTTTGCTCAACCCGTAAGGACACTTGGGTGCCAGTTCGAGGGGCCCCGCAGAAGGGCAAACCGTTGCTGGGCAGGGGCGTGCCGGTGAGCATCAACCGCAAAAACAAGCCGATTGTAAAGAACGGGGTCAACCTGTTTTTTGTGGGCTATGACGAAAGCGTTAAGTCACTGCAATATCGGTTAGGGGTTGAGACCGTCGGCCCTGGCTACCTGCATTTTGGCCTGTGCTCAACTGATCAATTCTTAGCGGAGCTGTTCCCCTGGAGGCGGATGCCGCGGCGGAGCAGGGGCCAGATCAGCTATCACTGGGAGGCACCAACCGGGGCGCGAGATGAGGGAGGCGACTGCACCCGCTACGCCTATGCGGTGCTGCAGCTGGTGACCCGTCGCTACACCCCAGGAACCATGTGGGCCCAGCTCGCCCGCACCCTGGGCACCCAGGCGCCGGGGACGGGAGGGGGAGGAATGCCGCTGCCACCACCAGCCCGAGACCCCCAGCGGTCGGGCTGGCTGAAGGGCTCTAATGCAGGCGGTTCCGACCGGCGCAAAGGTTGGCTAAAGAGGTAAGATGGGGCCATGGCCTATACCTCTGAAGATGTTGCCGCGGACCTTGCTGAGCTGCGCAGCAAGATCAATCAGGGCGTCCTAAAAGCTCGATTCAGCGACGGCCGGGAGATCACCTATCGAAGCCTGGATGAAATGCGCCGGATCGAACAATCTATGGCCGCAGAGGCGGAGCCGACCATTTCGCGTCGGGTTCGCCGCACCTACTTCAGCATGTCTAGGCCAACCTGATGGGAAAGGGTAAGGGCAAGAGTAAAGGCAAGCGGCTAAGGGATGACCGAGAGCTTGCCCGCCGCACCATGGCCCGGTTTGAGGCCGCAGAGGA